AAGAACTCCATCCGCTATCTCATCCGCAAATCCTTTTAGAAAGGCGAGAGCATCCATTCCGTCTTTTTCAATATCGTTCGTATAGTCGGCATACAAAGCCCCATTTTCCCCGGCAAACGGGTCTACCCAAAAACTACCCACCACTTCTTCTTTCAGCAATTCTGCAATCGGCTTGATTGTGAATGTCCATTTATTCGGCATTGCCCATTTTCTATCCATCGTCATATTCTCACTTCAAATTATCTAATATTTCTAATACTTGGGCTTTGTTTACTCTTTTGTCTTTCTCGTTCACTGAACTTCCGCCCGTGAATGTCCTCATCCCCTCCACCATCCTTCCCACCTCCTCCAAAGTATTCTTGATTATTTGTGAGGTGAGGGTGTCGACTTCTTCTTCAGTTACGACACCTGTTGAGATAAGTTTTCTCGCCATCTCCTTCTGCTGTTCTATAAAGTCACGCATTATATTGTTTTCAATGTCTTGATTGCATTTTCCCTAAGTGAACGATATACATCTATGAACGTATACTCATCCTGTCGCTCAATGTTTGAAATAACAGAACCATAGTATTCCTTCTTGTACTTCGCAATCCACGCGGCGCGATTCTGGTCGGTAAAGAAGATGGTTACGAGTGTCTTTCCGATAACGTCGGGATAGCGGTACGTTATTGTCTCACGTTCTTGGAGTTTTAGTTTCTCCCTGATTATTTCATCTGAAATTGCTTCAAAATATAAGTCGTTCATATCTTCTCATTCATTATTTTCATCACTTCGGGGTCTTGAAACTTTGTTATCTTCCCACGAATAATACCCTCAGCCTGTTCAATTGAGCGGTACGGATGCCCCATACGGTCGCAGTACTTCTCTGAGAACGTGTCTCGTATCTCTTGCGATGGTACTGCAATACCCATGTATACCCCTTTGTAGTAAATACCGGCAATGTCGTCAGCGTTGGGGTTTACTCGCACCTCAAGGTCTTGGTCTATTTCGTTCTTAATCTTCTGCTCAAAGTCTGTAATTAACATATTAAAATAATAAACCGATAATAATACCTGTAAATAACCAAAACAATATAGGCACAATCTCTATATTTTGTTTATAACCATAGTCAACTCCTTTTTTGGGTGTCATATCCGTAACTATAACACACACAAAAGCCCCGTGAAGGGCTTAGTGTGGATTACTTATCTAGCGGTTAGTTAGTACCGAAAGATGAAGCGGTCTTGAGTTCAACGAGCCATGCGCTGTTGAGTACCTTCGCAACGAATGTTGCCTTCCATCCGATAGTTGAAAACATATCAAGAGGGTTAGACGTATCGCTTGCGCCTGGTTTCTTGTAGATAATCTTTGGTTCTGAATCAGAGCCAATGTCTACGATACCGTATGCGTTTGAACCGAACACGAATGTGGTGTAAACGTCTACGTTTCCTGAACCTGCATCTGCTGATACGACTTCGTTGTTTGTCTCAAAGAACTCTACGCCATGGAGACGACCAAGGAGACCATTCTGAATGTTCTCTGCGTTGGTGTAGCGGTAAGCGTCAAGCCACTCTGAGTCACCTCGGAGGTCTTGTGCTACTGATACAGGGACAATTGCGCGGAAGTATCCATTTTCAAATGCCTGTGCCTTGTTCTTCTTGAGCGTGAGTACTGCCTTGCGCACTTCAAATCCGTCAATGATGTCGGTTGCGGTAACGGCTGAAACTGCGAGTGAGTTTACAACCTGTTCTGTACCACCACCGTCAAGTTCGTCACGAATAAGTGTGTCAATCGTCTCTCCTGCGTTCTGTGCGTGTACGTCTACGTGCTCGCGGAGACCGGTGTCAATTGACGTGGTTTCGTAGAGTGAACCAACCTTTGTCCATTTTCCGTATTCTGCAACGGTTGCTGAAACGATGGTTGATGTCATGTCCACATCGCTTGGGTTCGTCGCCTCAGTGAGAGGAGTTGTAGACACTGCGAGTGGTGTCATGCGATTAAAGTACACTGTCTTTCCACTGTTCTGTGGAAGGGGCTTTACGACTGCGCCGATGTCGTACCTGAGCATAAGTTTTGCTCGTTCCAAAAATCGCTTGTCGTAATAAATGGACATGTGCTGTGACAGTCCTGTGGTTGTTGATGCCATATTAAGGGTAAGTTTCTAAGTGAGTAAAGTGTCACTTACCCCTCAAATTACTTTTCAGTTATTTCGTTTGGGGTAAGATTTTTTCAAGTTCTGATGCTGACATCTTCCTCAAGTCTGCTTCCGAATACTTGCGTGTGAACTCAGAGTGTGCGCCATCGGTGTCTACCTGCGCCGCCTCTGCTATGCGTTCTTCACGCATGACATCAACTGCCTTCTTGACTAATGGGTTCTGAAGGGCTTTAAGTCCTCCGAGTTCCATAATCTTAGCAATCTCGTCATCATTGTACCCGTCTACTTTGAGGGTGAGACGTTCAACGTCTGCGGTTGGGAGTGCTTGACTCTCCCCAGCAGATTGAGTGCGCATTGCTTCCTTTGCTACTTTCGCCTCTTCTTCTGCCTTCTTCAGCCGAGCGTACAGTTGTTTGTTCTTCTCTTGAAGTTCTTCTACTGTAGGCGTTCCAGATTGTGCGTCATCTGCTACGTGAGATTCTTGAGAGTTCTCCAACTCAGTGTCGCTAGACATATGTTTTATTATTTAAGTGGTTAAAACAACCAACAATGCTCTTGTAAGCACAAGAACTAAAGCGGATAATACTATTCTACCTAAAGTTACTTCCTTCGTTCAGTTTCGTGACACCCGTTTTAATCATTCGTATCTCATTGAGGAAGTCGCGGAGAGATGAATATGCAATTTTTCTACCCTCCACGTTCGCGAACACTTCGTCTGCGGTCTTTCCTTTTGTGTCTATCGCATCAATGCTTTTAAGCGGTTCAATAAACTGCTCAATAAGTGCTTCCACGATTTTCCAGTCGGGGTCTGAGATAAACTTCTCGTGGATACGCTTGAGGTCTGCTTTTGTGATTTCCATTTTGATTGCGCGCTACGCTTGATTTCTAATGGGGTCATACTGTTGCCATGCTCTGTGGTGCTCCGAGTTGTGGTTTAGCACTTTGTCTTTCTGTTACACGTGAAACTGCTTTGTCTACATTCGTCTCAAAGAGTGCGGGGTCAAGTTGTGCCGTCTCCACCTGTCCCATTGCCATCTCAAGTTTTGCTGGGTTAATACCAATACGTTGTGCGTACTCACTAAAGAGTAGTTTAGCGAGAGGGTTCTGCATGAGTTGAGGGTTCTGTACGAGGTCAACAAGGACTGCCTTGATGTTGTTTGCCATTACATTAGGGTCTTCTTGCTCGTTTCCTATCTGGATATCAAACTCAAACTCAAGGTCTCCGTAGAGGTTTTCCTTAATCTTCACGAAGCGCACGTTGCCGAGTTTCGTGAGTTCGTTACGTGTAGAAAACTCTACCGCCATGAGTTCTTCTTCTGACATTGCTTTCTCTGATGTGAGAATTGCCTTGAACTGCGCCTCGTTTACGATTGCATCATCAATAAGTTTAAGCACGGAACGGTCACCGGCATAGCGGAGCACGTGCTCTGCGGTCATGTCTTTGAGTACCTGTTCTAGTACAAGGTCTGTGAAGAAGTCCTGAAGCCAATTAGTCACGTTCTGACGCTTGAAGAGGAACACCGAGACAGAGTTGTTGTTCTGAATGACTGCGTTCGTTGCCGGAGTAGATGAGGGAAGTTGCCCGCCGGTCACGAGGTCATTTGCAAATGAGATGCGGTCTGCCATTGCCATGTATGACTGTTCCTCGTTCGCGAACGCTGAGAGGTTCCGCTCCTCGTTTACAATAGGATTGATGCCTGACTTTGATTTAAGAACCGTGCCATTTGAAAGGTCTGAAAGCACGTTAGATACAATAGTGTTGTCCGCCGTCTGGAACAGATGAAGAGAACTAATCTCCATTGAGACACGCTGTTGGTTCTTGATTTCATTGAAACGCTCCTGAATAGGGAACAAGTCCTCTACCACACCAACACCGAGCCAGCGTCCTTCTGTCTTGCTGTAATGAATATCTCGGAATGGGTACTCCTTCTTCCACTCTGCCTTGAATAGTATCTCACCGTCTTCATATGTCTGTCCTTCAATAACTGATGTCTTAAACGGCTCTGCAACAATAACGAGTGAGCGAACAAGGTCGTTTGACCTGCCTTTAATTACACTCTTTGCCACTTCTCCAAAACGCTCGTACACTTCAATGTACGGTGTTGAGCGTACTGCGGTGACTGTTGGGCTATCCTCGTATGACTTTGCTGATGATTGTGTTTCATCATCTTTCTCCATTCTGTTGATGATACGCTCAATAGAATCACTGTCCCATCCATCCTTGACCTTCTCACGAAGTTGCGAGGCGGTAAGTTGATGTTTGATGATGATGAAGCGTGAGTCCTTAATACTCTCTACAGTCGGGTCAAGGAAAAGACGACGCAAATCCATTATCTTCGCGCCTTTCTTCGTCTTCCTAAGCACCGCAGAACCATACGCAACGAAATAGTCCGCGAGGCGGTTGAGGAGTATGTCAATCTTATTCTTCTTCACCCAATACTGGAGTTCTTTTTCTAGGAAGAGTGTTGAGTATTCACTCTTTGGGTTTGTTGGTCTAAGTTTAATATCCTTTGTATCAATATCAAAAAAACGTGCAACCGCTTCCTTACGAAACTTCACCACGTTGAAAAACAGTTTCTCCTTCCCCTCAAAGTATGGCGAGCCGTCAAACTGTGAGTTGAGATACTTATGGATACGCTTAATTGTGTCGTGCTGATTGAATGAGTAACCGTCCACGACCTCTATGGAGTTGTAAAGAAAATCATCAACCTCGTTGCGGATGATTTCAAAGATGGATTTATTCATGGTGCTATTTTAACGGAAACTTCTGTCACGCATACGGTTTTGTGACACTTGATACTCAAGAAACTCCCCGCCATCATCATTAACGAGTTCTTTCGGTGTTACCGCCATGTAGCGCGTAGCATCCGCAAAGTGGCTTGACCAGTCATGGAGTGGCTTATCTTTGAACATTCCCATGGTGTCGTTCCATTCTTTGCGGTAGTGCGTAAGTGCGTCTATGAGTTGTGCGCACTTCACCGCGTCAAAGAAAAACGTATTCATTCGCATACGCACTGCATTTATGCCATCGTCTATTGAAATCATCGGTATGACTGACGTTTCTTTTTGCCCGTCTACCTTTGTTTCAAACTCAATACCGAGGTTGCGCGCTATTTCTATGCGGGTCATGGCGTTCTCTCCAAGCATACGCACAGCGATGTCATGTGGAGCAAAGTGTTTGCCATATACATATCCGCGCTCTTTTAGTACCTTTGCGTAGTGTGCAAAGCCCTCACCGGTTGCAGAATAGCAATCTATGAACCGCCATTCGTTCCCAGCATTCTGTACGAAGACGATTGTGGTAGCGTCACCAACCCCCAAGTCCCACCATGTGTGTACTGGTAACATTGGTTCATACGGCACGTTAGTAATCCTATTCTCGTCCCGCGCCTTCTGTATTTCTTTTGCGTAGTACGCACCCTTAATGCTCGCTTGCCATGAGCACTCATACTCTTGTAGA